ATGCCGCCTGTAGCGGAAGGATTTAGAATACTATTAAGACTTCCGTCACTTACAACAATGGCGTTGTCGCCTGCGGGTTTGGCATATCCAACTTCATTAAATATATTTGTAGTTGTACCAGTAAGTGCGAACGTCCCACTGGAATCAACCCCTGCTATCCTTGCTGAATAAGCGGCGGTAGTCGCTCCCACCGCATCGTGAAACTTGATACGAAGATAATTAGAGGCAATAGAGATTGCACTCCGGTTCTTTTGTGCAACAGCAATCCCAGAAGGATGAATGGCAATAGTCATTACCACACCTCCACATCAATATAGATCGGCACTTCGGCTGGACGGGAGAAGTACACAGTGCGAGAAGCCCCATCATCGTCGACCGCTGTGCCTGATGTCCCTCCATAGGCCTGGACCCCTCCTGCTATCGAATCCCAGATAGCTTGCGCAATATCGTTAGCCGCGCCTCCTAGCACCACGCATTCCAGGCTATGAGGAGGCACACCGTCTGCGTCTGTGCTGTCCGTATCATTCTCGAATACCGTCACCCCTGTAACATCGGCAACATCCCCTATATCCGCTTTCACGGCGTCAACGGCTGCCGCTCCTGTTCGTCGTAGCTCCGCCTCACGGCGCGTTCGTAGATCTTCGTCCGCTTCTATTTCTTCCCCGAGCGTGGCATCTAAAGCGTTGGTGATGGTATTCCACCCTGTGGAGGGTGTTTCGATAACAGTCAAGGTCCCCGAGTTGGCAACTACAACCCCCACGTCTTCTGCTTCCATCTCAACTGCCACGTCCGCAGGAGCTCCACCACTATTCGTCGCATCTGCTAAGGTGACGAAACGGGCGTCTGGACTACCGCTTACGCTGGCCACAGCCCCCGCCGCAAGGGTAACCCCTGCGTCTAGGTTGACTGTAGCTGTAACCGTGCTCTTGGTCGCCGCCTGCCTCACGGTGCCCGTGATCGTTGAAACTTGTGTCAGTGCGTCATCCGTGGAAGCATCGGGATCGACGGCCGCGTATACTGCCTGTGCTACTTCCCACAGCTCACGTAGCGCGGTTGCTATCACCCCATTGAATTGGCCTGCCGGGCTCTGTGCAGATACATCAAAGGTATCCCCAAAAGCGGCTTTTTGATCCGCCTCGATTTCTGAAAGGATCGTCTCTATCGGCTTGTCAACAAATCCCGTAGGGGTCACACCGTAGCTCATCTATTAGCCTCCAAAATAAAGTCCTCAAACGTAAGGACGGATCCGTCATTCAATTCACATTCGAAGGATATAGTCATTTTCCGTAGTTGGGTATCGAAATCAATCTCTATGGTATTGACAAACTCCACGGCGGGATCCCCTATGAGGGTCTCCTGCACATACGCTCGGATCTCCCCGACGCTAGGATTCTTTTTTAGTACCCTTTGCAGGAGAGGGAATCCTACCCGAGGATCCAGGTGCCACTCTCCTAGAAAAAATTTGAACTTCGTGCGTAGGCGCTGCGCCGTTTCCTCTACCAAATCCGTAAGCAGAGCTAGAGGGATCTCCAGATCCCCGCTGGTATCCAATTGGAAAGTGCTCATATCTGCGCCTTCACTTTCGAGCTGCCCACCTCAGTGGTAGTAAGAGCCGCACCATACCACGCAGCTAGGGCCGCCTTCAAGGCCGCTCCTCCATCATTAGGCACAGGAGCCCACCCGGAGATCGCTGTTTTTAGTGCATTGATGTCATCGGCTAAGTTATCTAGCTGCGTTTTTACATCATCCCCTAACGCGATAGGCTGAGAGGTCGCCCCCGTCGCTGCCAAAGTGATAGATCCGTCATCCGCGATTTTCACAAGCGCCCCGCCGTCGACCCCGACCAGTAGCGCGTCTATGGTCTCTGTCACGGGGGAGGATGCAGGGTAGGGGCCTCCGGGTACTGCTATTGCCCCTGAAAAACCGTGACGCTCAAGATCCACCGGATGGGTTTCAACTCCCTTTTCGATGTATTGATCTATGGACCATTCACAGAAATGGACAGTGACCATATCCCCTACCACCAAAGGGAAAACCATTATATACTTCCCGCAGCGGGGGTACCTGACAGGCACGTTACGCAACAAAGGGTAGCTCTCTTCCAGCTCTCCCCCTTCGTGGTCTCTTATGACGTTGCGCACCATGGGCTGTGCGTCAACCGTCTGGGCCACCGCATCAAAAGCGCGGACCTCGCATACCATAGCGGTATGCACGTCAAGCAACCTGGAGTCCATGACCTGCCTGAGTAGCTCCGCGCCCCGAGGAATAGATGTCATAGCTCTGTACACTCCAAATCAGCGTACCAATCGTTCGCAGATAGGTCCCCGGTGTATTGCGCCTTTTTTATCACATAGTCCCCATCTACCAGGGCGCTTCTGACCCTTACCACCCTCTTAGGACGTAGCCCTGGTATTATCAGAGATCGAACTTTCAGAAGACCTTTAGCCCCTTTTTGAGGGCTTGATATAAGCCCTGTTCCGGGAGTAAGCACCACAGCGCTAGTCTCGACGGGGGTATCTATCTTTGTGACTACTAGCTCCTGATCCTGGATCATGATGTCAAGGCCAAACGACTTGGCCATCCTGCGGATTTCTTTAAGTGCCTGTCCCTGCACCGCCCCTCCATGCAGTAATTGGGTAACCCCATTAGCCGCCTGGCCTTGAGAGAAGAAAGACAAAGCGTTCCCTACCCCGATCCCCTGGGCGCTTAGGGCATCTATGCAATCCTTCCACATAACATCGAAAGAAGCGCCCGGAGGGTAGCTGCGATTGATTCTCGCTTTTGATGCTTTATCCCCATCCCCGGTATGCAGTGTGGTCACCCAATCTTGCTCTTCTCTTACCGAGTACCCTTGACGCATTACCCCATTGAATAACACGGAAAGAGCCGTCTCTTTGTAGCCTACCAGAAGGGTGGTCTCCAAATCCTTACTCTTCTCAATATGCGTTCTGTGTCCTTCGTTGAGGTTGAATATAGAGATCTCCGCTTGCCCCGTATTAGCGTCATCGACGGATACCTTAAAACGTATATCGAGGCCTTCCACCCTGAGAGAGTCTATCTCTACTGCGGCCACCCTATTTACCAGTAGAGTCACGCCAGCTCACTTTCATCCATGTAGATCAAAGCGGCTTCGTTGGTGCCTAGATTGTACCTCGTGGGGGTGCCTACTACTAGGAGCTCTCCTGGGGGCCTGCTAGTATAGTCCACAACATGGCGGAGCAGCGCCGCCCCTGGTACCAGCTTACGGCTAACGGCAATATAATTATCGTTGAGATCCGCTACATGCAGATACCAATACCCATCGCGGGCGTTCCATCTGAACGTCAAGCGGTACGTCGTCCCTTCCAAGGTGTTCTCTTGTATGAATGAGTTGAAGGTAGGGTCTATATTTATTTCGTAGATCAAAGCGCGCCTCACTTCCCAAAAAAGAACTTGAACGCAGCGGAAGTCGACTTAGACGCATTAACAGCGCTTGCGGCCTTCTTCCCTTTTTTGCCGGCGTTCTTAGTGGACATATCCACCGGGCGAGGGGCCAGCGCTATTTCTTCTAGGGTAACCAAGTGGATCTGAGTAGCCGTTGCGGAGAAGTAAAGGGCGTTGCCCTTACTCGCCTCCCTTGTCACCTCTACCGCCTCAAGCTGCATGTTAGGGTAGATCGCCAAAGATGTAGCGATAGTCACCAACTTACCTAGGAGCACCGTATTGGCCAGCTCTTCAAAGGCCTCTTTAACGCGATCTTTTGCTCCCCCTTTCATTAGATTAGCTACGGTAAAAGCGAATTCTGCGGGGGTATTGGTGATAACTCCCTCGATCTGCAAAGATAGCGGATCAACACTGAAGTGATCACTAACAGCCCCCGAAGCCCCGCCTTCGGAGACCTCTACAGGATGGCGAGTAGCTTTGGCCGATATTTTGTGGGCCTCTTTGACAGAGGCGTCCAAAGTAAGGACCCCTATCTCAGCTTGCCTTATATCAAATAGCAACTCAGTTAGAGCCATTAAGGGGCCCCCGTCGCTTGTACCAGATCATAGTATAACGCTTGATCTCGTTGTTCTTCCTGCTCAGCAATTATAGCCGCAACCCTTTTGGCGAAATCCTCTGAGCTCTCTCCTGCGCTCTGTTGAATCGTCAAAGCTATTGACGTGTTGCCTTGCTGTATGCCAATCGTTCGGGACGATAGCCCTGAGCTACCAAGCGTTTGAGGTGCTCCCCCTCCTGTGAATTTTTGTCCTTGGGGGGAGGTGAAAGCGTTGCTTATATTGCCCGCATCCTTAAGGCTATCCGCAGCAAGGCCTTTAAGCCCTGACATGATCCCTTTTAAAGGAGCGGTCGACCCCGTAAAAATGGCTTCAGTTATGGCGGCTAAAATACCTCCAAGGGCTGTAAGAGGGCTCATTAAAAGATTGATAAAACTTTTTATCGCCTTCCCCCACTTGCCCATACTGTCCATCCACTTGTCAAAACTCTCCCTGTTGGATTCTATGATTCTCCAAAAAGAGGTAAAATCTCCTGTAGTAAGCCCTTCATACAGGTTGAAGAGTACTGCCATCGTTGCGCCTATGGCGTCTCTAAATCTATTGAATACCTGTATAACGACCTTGGCCGCCGTGCCCATACCCGTGAAGCCGTCCTTCTCCAGCGTATCGAGCATGTTGGTGAACTCCCCCACTACCGTATTCCCGCCCTCAAACGCTGTGATCAATTCATCGATAATCAGTACCGCCACACCAAAAGCCGCCAGGACTGGAAGCATCTTAAATAGAGTCGGGAGCAGCATGCCCGTGACTATTGCCGACAAAGACATCACTACGGCTTTGGCCAAATTCGTATCTGCGGCCCAATCCCTAAAACCTCTTGCCATGTCAGCCAATGGCCCGAGCATCTCACGAGTGCTGCGGAGGCTGGACTCAAACGCGGGCAATAGGAATAGGCCTATTTCTGTACCGATGTCTTTTAGTCCATCTCTTACGCCACGAGAGGCGTTGGCGAATTGATCGGACGTGTTGGCCGCATCCCCTTGAATGAATGCGAGATCTTTGGTGATAAGTGAATATCGTATGGTGGCTAACTGTGCCTGCGTCAACGATTTTGCAGATTTGCCCCAACCTCTATTGACGGCCTCTTGTTCTACCCTCACCGCTGATAGATTTACGCCAAATCTCTTCATGGCTATGATATTGCCGGCTAGCCCTGATTGCAGCGCTGACAGTGCTTCGTTCTCTGTGACGTTACGTGCGGAGGAGAGATCTACTGTCAACTCCGTCAAACCTTTTGACATCTCCGCTAGCTCTGCCCCCACCCCTACCATAGGGGCTAGCAAGCCGCCAAACTCCGCTGTCAATTCCCTTAAAGTATAGCGGGATCTATTCATACGTTGGCTGGCTTCTGCGGACCATTCCACAATGCCTTGGGCGCTTTCCCCGAATGATAGCTGCAAGAGGTTTAAATTCTCCTGCGCGTCGCTAGCCATTTTTGTTAGGTACAGAAAAGGGGCTGATATTGCCGCTGCACCTAGCGCCTGAGTGAACGCCATCTGCAAAGAGGACGCTTCCTCCTTAAGAGTTTGAACCCCCTTCTCCGCTTTCTTTTGGCCTTTGTCGTCGTAGTCAAGCCCAAAAACGGCTAACAGCTCTCGGAGGATCATCTCACCTTACCTTTTGGAGGTTCGTTCGCTTCGCGATCTCTCTCCTCATACAGCTCTAATACTACATTGGCGTCCCATACATCGTCAATCGACCATTGCGTCTCGATCTCAATTAAGGTGCTTTGGTACCTCCCCGAGCTCGCGATTTTGTGGATGTTCCAGTCGATGTACTCCGGGATCGGTACGCCTCTCCCAGAACTTTTATTTTTTCGAGCAGAGCGCTTACTACGTTCTGCTCTCCAGAAAAACCCACGTAATTGATCCTTAGCGCAAAGAGCAACCATTGGAATAGCTCGCCGTAATTACTGGCAAAATGCATTTCCATCTCACCCTTAAGCGGAGCCATCACCCCTTCTTTTATTTCTATTTTCGAATAGTGCGCTAACGTCTCTACCATGAAGTCAAAGCTCGCTTCATCTAGATCTTGAAGAAGTTTGCTGAGAGCTTCAGAAAAGGCGGGAGCCAGCGTCGCGATCTCCCTGTCTCCTAGATCTACATTTTTCTTGTTAGGGATGCCGGCAAAAGCGGTAGCGAGCGCTGGCCCTAATTTTCTACCCAAAAGCAGAAGCAGTTTATGCCCCGGAGAGTAGGGCAATTGGGTCACTTCGTAGACGTGACCGTTGATAGTTTTCTTCTCTGATTTAAGCAATGTGTCCTCCTTCGCCGGGTAAGTCCCGGAGGTGTATTTTAGCTACCGTGTATGGAAACGAGCTTAGCTAAACGGATTGTCCACTCTCTTTCGGTGGCTGTACGATCCATGCTAATGTCCGGCTCTTTGGAGATCCAGCACTTCTCCGCAACTATGTTTGTGCTTCCGCCCCTGTGCACGTTGGTCAAGAGAAAAGGACCTACCCCCACCCCGCCAGGTGTGTTTTTGTCCGACGCATGCAACGTGGAAAGGAGAAGGTTTGCTTGGGACGTCTGCATCAAACGTAAAGTTACAGTGGCGCGATCGTCATTGGTTTTGGATCGGGTTACCTCCCCGTCTGTTCCGACCACATCCTCGAAAGAAGGGCTGTCTCTCTCGACCCGTAACCACTCCCCGTCCGCGTACCCGTCCAAAGGGATGCCCGCGATAGAGCAGAAAAAATCGTCAGAGTCATAAACTCGTAAATCACCTTGCATGGTACTCCTCCGTTATACGCTAAGCGTTCCGGTTATTTCCAAAGAGTGAACAGCCCCCGCCAAAAATGCGGAGAATTCAATACCTGGGTAATTACGGGCTGCCTTATCCGCCGTCTCTAGATCCCCCACTTCGGGAATAGAGATAGCCCAGGGGGTATCTGCGGTATCAGGAGCAATGACGCCAGCGCTTAAGCCCGAACGTAATTGCCCTTCAATCTCTGCACGAAAAAGACCTTCCGCTTGCGCATATGTCATCTTCTTCAGATTGACCAATAGGGCATAGATCCTCTCTTGCAATCGTGCCTGGAACCAATCCACCCCACGAGTTATATCGAGGAACTCCCCGGAAGCGCTGTACCCTTTAAGGGTAACAGACACCCCGCCCACGCTGGTATAGTGGTTGCAGTTTTTACCGTCCAGCGCGGTCTCTTCTGCTGCGGTAAGAGTGCTCACCGTAAGGCCCGCCAATTGCTTGAAAGCCCACGTAGCACTGCCCGGATCCATAGGCATCGTTTTGCCCATCCACCGGAGGCCGCCATACTGACTGTTGAACTCGCACTGGATAATCCCTGTGCGGGCGTAGCCTGCGGCTTTCAGATCGGACGGTGTGCCTGTCGTGACAGTAGCATCCTTGTTGTCAGTATCAATCGAGCTGGCAACGAAGATCTTCTTTTGTGTTTCAACCTGAGCCGCTAGCGCCAGTATCTGAGCTTCGCTTTCACTATCAAGCCCTACCGCATAGAAGTCGTTGTCCTCCGCGATAATGGCTGCCCAGTCCGTGGCGACGCCCGGATCAGGAGTATTGTCTTTGAAGGTTAATCCTTTACCTACATCCCCTACAGAGAGGTAGCGCCCGGCGGCTAGCACTTCGGCACTTAAGGCCATCGTAGCGCCGCCCCCGTTGGTCGCTTCTCTCAGATCCGCCCCAGCATGACTGGCAAAAGCGAAATCCAAAGCGTCTGTGCTGTTATCTACGACCTCCGCTGCGTCATAGCCTCCTGCAATAATCAACGCCTGTAGGCCGTCCCTAATTTCTGTGGCTGTGGCGGTTCCGTCTGAGGTGTAGGCGTAATCCACACCGTCTATGGTGACAGTGTATATCTTGTCGTTGGCAACACCGTCTACGGTCAATGTAGCGCTTGCTACATTCTTCGGCGTAAGGGTGATATGGGTGGTATCATCGCTAGCGGTAACGCCTGTGATGGCATTCAATAGCGCCGCAATAGCCGTGCAAATAGTAGCCACTGTGGCCGCCGCAGGGATGGTGTAGCTGATGGTGGTCCCGTTTACGGTTACCGATAGCACTTCCCCGGCTGTGGTGATTGTAGGGGTAAGGCGATAGGTGGCTACGGGGGCAAGAGCTCGACGACAGACCTTCCAGTTTTTCACTGAAGGGTTTTGGGACTTGGTAGCTACAGCCATTAAGTAAGCTGCGTCTGAAGTCAAGAACCCATCGTCCGTCATGCCGATCAAACTTGAATATACTCTAACCCTCTCAGGGAAGATTGAAGTTGGGACGTAGGCCAAAAGCCCTGGGGTGCCAAAGCCCGCCCGTGTGGGATTAGTGGTGTTGGTTGAAATGCTTACGTCTACTATGCTGTCAAGACCCATGGGTTATCTCCTAGCCAGGGAAGGCTTCTTCATCCCAACCCGTGTCTGCTCCATCGGGTTTAGTTAAGGTTGCTGCAATGCCTGCGGTCTCGACAAAACTATCCGCTTCATCCGCGTCAATTTCATTTACCACAGCATTGAAATGAATGTCCATAGATGCTTTGCTCTCTATCCTGTCGTCAACCCACTGGGATAAATCCTGAGGGGTCTCTACAGTAGAATACGCCAAACCTGCGGTTTTTAGCAACGCTTTTACGCTATCTTTTCTTAAGGAGGTGCGTAGCTTCTCCAAGTACCATATCGCTACATTGCTGCCCGCTTGGTTGCGACTCTCTACAAAAATAGAGAGCGTGATCTCCCTATTGCCTTTGAACGTCGGGATGTAATCCACTCCTGGATCTAGATCTGTATCCTGGGTATAGCTCACCCAATCTGTTCCCTTGGCTTTAGTGCCATGCAAGTGGAGCCTTGCACGTGTCTTGGATTGCCAGCCTCCCGCCTCGTCTCTCCACTGTGCCGTGATTCCGCTTTGGGCTTCAACCCAAGTTTTTATGGCTGTTTTGTAAGTGGCTATATTCATGCGTTGTTCACCTTAAAATCTATTGAGCCTCTTAGCTGGCCCGTATCGATTAGAGGCGTCGTACCTGCCTTGCCGTCAACCGTCTTCCTCCTTATTGTAGCAGCTTTTAACGGAGGGGGAATACCTTTTGACATGCGCTCGCGTATTGCCCCTTGGATAAATACCCCAAGCATTCCTAGCGCTTTTTTGGTAGTCATCCGCCCTTTGAACACCTCTATCTGAAGGTTACGGGATAACGTGACAATGGCTTTAACTTTTTGATCTATGGTGCCGCGAATAAAAGATCTTTCCGGGATCACGATCTTATGTGGTTGCGTTACTGGCAGTCCGGCCCCTTCCGCCTTCGATACGAATTTGGCTCTGCCATCCTCCCCTATGAAATAGGGTGTCCCTCCAGGATGATTTAACGTCATACCGAATTCATGGGTGGCCGCCACTTCTATGTTGGCCAATCCCCCATGATCCCTAGCCGCCTCCTCGCCAAAGACGCCTACCTGTACATGCGGCTTCCTACGGGCGCTCTCTACCTCTCTCTTAAGCCTGTCCCACCCTCGATCTTTATCGATGAATCGGACCTTCCTAGCCATTAGAGCACCCTAAACCCTGCTGCCACACTTTTTTTGATATTCGTAAAATGTATAAGGTACGTAGTTTTGTCGCTTTTTTTGTCCAGCCTCGCCAGCTCCCCTATGGGGTTCAGCGCAATCAGGTGCGCCGCATACGAGGTAACAGCCATATCCGCTTTGTCCCCATAGACATTACCGTCGACCATGAGGGCGGCTTCCGCAATACACGCGTCCACCATAGCAGGGTAGGCCGTAACGGCATCCTCAAACTCAGGATACCTCGCCACAAGAGATACGGCAGTGACGGCCATTAGTCACCGAATACTTCGTCTACGCTTTCGGGATTGTCGTCTACGTCGACCACATTCGGTTCATCTTCTTCCCCTGGATCCAGCTCCTCGATCCGTTTCTCGATGACTCTTTTCAGCGTCACTCGGGACTCTCTATCGAACCACTGTAAAAGCAACTCAGGGTCCGAACAAGCAGCGATGACGGGTAGAGAGTCCTCCACGTTGAGATCCTTCAATGCATCCTCAGGACTCTCGCCGTCGAACTCTTTTACCACTTCTTTGCCATCGAAGGGGGTGCCCACCATCTGAGGCTGCACAAAAGCAATCCAGCCCAAGCGCTGCCACCCTTTGAACTGGTCGTCGGCTAAGATGGTCTGCAACTCTTCCTCGCTCATGTCGTACGCATTTTTACCTGGCATGAGTTTCCGCCCGGTACACGTCCCCAGCATTCGCGCTTGCTTGTTGTTGAACTGTACTTTCATAGGTAGATCTCCAATCGGGTGCCGGGTGATAGAGCCCCACGTTCACCCGGAAACGTGGGGCTCTGCTGTAGAACGGGCCGCAATAGCCCCGATGTTCCTATAAGCCGTCCATGTAGCAGAGCGCCAACGGGTAGTAGATAACCACACCGCCTATACGAGCGTGGCAAGGTACGATGAACGCCAAATTGCGTGCTTGTGGCGGGAATTGCTCGAAGTCCTGGGGAATAACCAATTCCAGCACTTCAGGATCCCGTTGGTAGCATACCGAGCGTGGGCCCGTACCTGCGGCGTCCGCTGTATCTAGCTTGTACCAAAAATCCACATTTCGGATCATTGGGTTGTTGGCGAGAAAAGACGCCAAGATCGTCTTGTCGTTCTCTGTACCGACTTGTGATTGACTGATATGGCTGTACTCTGCCGTGGGCAGAATAAAGGTATCAGGTTGATGTACTTGCTTAGTGGCCGTCCAGATCTGGGATACCGCTGTATGCATATCCGCCTTGATCAAATCTGGGGCTTTGGCGGGGGATCGACCTCCTACCCAGCGAGTTGATGTACCGTCAGTCGCTGCGGTCAAAATAGTGACGTTGGGGTGATTCAGAAAGCCTTTGAGCTTCCCTTTTGCGTTACCCACGGCTGCGATCTCGTCAATGCCTCTTTCGACGGCTCGACGTGCCGCCCGCCCCCGGCGCTGGTCAAGCTGATTGCCTGACATTGCCGCACGGCGTAGATCGTGTACGGAGTATTGATACCCTTTACCGATAGAATGCACGGGCGAGGTAAACTTCTCCGCAAGCGTGGCAACCATGGACATATCGTCGGCGTAGTTGGAGATAATCTCCGCCATGCCGTACTCGTCCCATTGGTAGTAGGCAATACTCTCCGCCCCCGGATCGACGCTTGTGTCCACGGGGACGAGCTTACGAGCTTTGAATTCAGGGTACTTAATATCGTACGTCTGTGCTCGAACGTATTCCAACTGTAGGTCAAGTGCCGCCGTGTATTTGGCGTCCAACCGTAGGTTTATCTGGTTTAAAAGTAGATCAAGATAATCCATAGCAAATCTCCTACCCTATGAGGGTCTCCTAGTTACGGAAGGTTCCATTCAACGACTGCAATACCCAAAGCGGTATTATACTGTCCGGTGAATTGCGCTTGTTGAGCATCCAGGACTTCGGTGTCCGCGCCGTCGTCCACAGCGCGGATCGCGCCTAGCTGCTCCGTCGCCCCTGCGATATGGCGAACATAGACCAAACCTCCCATTGACACTAAGGCTGGGTCCTCAACGGTCATCCAAATTCTGCCCTTGCGCAGGATAGGCATGGCCTCTCCTGCGCTATAGCCCGCATACGGCGAACTCGATCGAGTGATCTTTGATGTGTCTGCTACAGACACGCCCAGCACCTTGCGGCCCGAAAAATCCGTGGCCAGTCGGGGTAGCCTACAGCCTATCCGCTTACCCGTGTTGGCATCTGCTGAATCTACTTCGTCTTCTACGACGACAACGCCAAACGGGATTGCTTGTCCATGAGGCACCAGCTCCGTCAGGATTAGAATACCTGAAGAGGGATTGGTGATTGAGACTGTCAATTCGTCGTCAGCCGTGTACCCGTTGACTTGGATGTAGAACGAATCGTTTGACGCATCGGTGGTGAACAACGTGGTCGTCACGTCTTCGTCGCCGGCATCGATCAGGGCTTTCAACCCTGCGGCGATCTCCGCCACTGTTGCCGATCCATCTGAAGTGTACGTATACGCCGTACCGTTGATGGTGACCACGAAGTCGGCGGCATTTTCTGCCGTATCCGCCTCAACGGATAATAGCTGCCGGGTGTTTGCGATCCGGGTAATGATGTCGCTAATACCCATATCTGCTTTCATTCCCGCGAACGCCACCGAAGGGTTATTGCTGTATGAAGTCTGCATCTAGTTTTCTCCTGTTATGATTGACGAAAGCTCCTAATGACGTTTCGCTTTTACTTGTTCGTTACCGCTAAATCCCCTTGCCACGCTTTTGCATTGTCTTCCTGCATACGTTTGCGGGCTTCTTCAGCGTTCGGCTTATCTCCTCCCCCTCCTTGCAAACTTGCTTTGAGGGCGTCATGGCGCACTTTATCTTTGTTGCCTTGTGCGCCTTTCGGTTTGAAGTCTTCGATGAACGAATCGAATCGAGCTTCTACGTAGTCATCGGACTTCGAAGAGAGATCCAGATCTTTGTTGTCGTGCCGTAGCACGGTCTCTTGGATGGATCGATCGGAGCCCTTGATCTCGGCTTCTTCCCCAAGGACCTTACGGGCCTTTTCGACGAGAGCCACACGCGCTTCAATCTTGCTATCGAGTCGCGTCGGATCCGATGCTTCCTCCAATTTGTCCTTGGTGGTTTTGAGCTCTTCGCTTTGCGCGTCAAATTTGCCTTGGAGCTTTTCCTTCTCCGAAGTGATCTCTTGTACCTTTGCGTCTTGTCGGGTTTGTTCGCCCTTGAAGGCCTGCCCCGCCGCTTTTGATACCTCGAACTCAACTCCGCCAATTGTAATGGTCATAGTTTCCATTGGTTTCCTTACCTTGGTGTCTGCCCGATTAGATCGGGGAACAAGATCTATAAGTATTTCTACCTCTAAACCTAAGGCTTTTGCAATCTTTTCTAGAATTTCTTTTTTAGGGTCTCCCCACCCCGCTAAATTGTCGCTCAGCTCCCACTCTGACACCCCGATATCCTGGGCCAAATCATAGATAGTCATATTAAGCAGAGCGGCCTTTTGCTTTACTAGATGCTCTAGGCTTGACATAGAGTCAGTGCGCTGTATCGCCCCATCCGCATCCAAACGAATGCCGACTTCCGACCCTGCCCTGCCCCAGTCTTCTTTGCCTAGCGCTACGTGGTTGTAGCGGATGTCCCGTTGCACTTGATCATATTCACCGTACTGGGGGTGCTTTCCTGCGGTACGATCTAATCTCATCTTGTAGCCCATCGAGATCTCTTTAAGATCCCCCGCCATGATATCCGATATTGCTTGGGCATCCATGATAGTTACTTCCCCTGACACCATAGAGTCTTTGCGTTCTATGGCCTCCCCTGACCACCCTACCGCGTACTTCTTTGCGTTGTTTGGGGTGATCAACCCTTCTACGGGATGATCTACTATTACAGGGGCGCTTCGCAACGTAGCAAGGGAATCCGCATGGAAGACCTCTTCATCAGGCCTCAACTCACGGACCACTTTACCGTCGGAACGGCGATACTCAAACACCCCAGCACGGGTAAAAAATGCTGGAGCCTTCAGGAATCCTTGAGGTGTGCGTTGTGTTTTGGGGCTGAAGTGCGCCAGATCATATCTGACACACTCCGCCCCAAGGGAGTCCAAACGTACTTCAGGAGGGTCATACGTGTTCACTTGCTAAGGATTCCACAAACAAGGGGAGTATGTCAATCTTTCTCTTTGGAAGGAGGGGCCTAGGTGCTACCTCCTACTCTAATAGGTAAGAAGGGATCCTCGGAATGGCTTGGCATCTGCATTGGTAATCGCCTCCAGGGTGCGCCCTTCTACCGCTTTTTGCATGCACGATAGGAGGGGAATCCCAGCGCTGCACCGTATCTTGCAGTATGGCATGCTCTTCCCGTACCCTTGCATCCCCAGAGGTATCCCAGTCGTATTCTTCGATCCCTACATTCCGTTGCCGTAGCTCTGTCAACTCCCCATAGAATTTCAGCGTCTGATCTCGGGCCAGCAATGCGGCCCTACTTTTAGCTATGCCCAGCATCTGGATCAGCTCGTCCCTGATGCTTTCTACCCGCAACCCGCTACGGATGCCTTTGGACGTTATTATCTGGAAAGCTGACATTTGATCTTCTGTCAGGGATGCCACTAGATTTTGATTGTCCACAATGAAACTAGCCACAGCCGCCTGCACGAACGTCTCTGGTTGAATAACAGGGATGCCGAGAGCTGCGGTCATCTGCCGCTGGTGCTCCGTACTGTTCAGAGTGTTTATGTCTGTACTTACGTTAGTGATCTCTTTCGTGGCTTCTTCTGCGGGATGGGCTGTTGCAAATAAAACGCGCATCCCTCCAAATACACGCAAAAGATCGTCTGTTGCAGTATCTTGGCGGACGCCAGCGCGATCTAAATTGGCCTGCGCGAGCAATGCAGGTAGCTGCGGGATCAGTACCTCTTTTAGCAGGTTGCCTAGCGTCCTCCCTCTTGATGACAATAGTTTTTGGTAGCGTAGACGTGCGCCGTTAGGCTCCCTCTTGCGTGGGATCTTTCTCTTAGCTACACGAAGCCCCGCAGCTTTAGCGAGCGCTCTACGTTCCTTTAACGCTACAGGAGAGATAGCCATGACCTTACTCTTCGGTCTCTTCTACTGCGGGCTTCCCTGGTAATGGAGGGGGGATAGGCTCTTCCCCTGCCTTGTTTTTGGCCAATTCGATTTCAGCTTCGAGCATCTCTTCTCTGGCGGCCATGTCGATCTGAGTATCCATCGAAAAACCCTTGGCCTTGAAACGATTAAGAGAAACCTCCTCAGGTAGCAGCACCCCTGTATCGATATAGGTTTTATCTTTATCAGATACCGCTTTTTCCAGCTCCGCTTGCTCTTTGTCAGTCATCTGCCATAGGCGCTCGAATTTGACTTCCCACTTCTCAGGCAACTCTTCATCGAAATCTTGGGACAGGAACACTAGCTCATAGAATTGGGCGATCGCATTTGCCAGCTTACTTGCCTGGTACGCCTGTACGCTATCATACCATAATCGTATATCACTATCCCCTGTGGCATTCAGCCCTGAGGGGCTCTGGCCCATTAGTACTGTTACCGGCATGCGTGCGGCTGCCGCTAACCTCAAGATAAACAATCTAAGCACATCAGGGATGCCAGCGAAGCTATAGGATTGACGTTCAAAACTCTCCCTCTCTGCGTCAAGGACGATCGCCCTCACTACGGATCGGCTCATATCTACAAGCTCCATGCGAGTTTGCAGTGACTCCTTGTCCCCAGACGCAATCATATTGATTAAGCCTTCGATCTTGAACACCGCTTGCGATGCATCCTGCAATACATGAGCTGTGCCCTGCCATCCTACGTTGAACTGCATCAGCACTTCGTGCACTTTTTGCAAGGAGGATTCGCACCAGCCTCCGTTAGCAGCTTTGCGAGTATCTGAGGTTCGCGCCCCATCAATACGAATCAATCTTGATTCGTGGATTATAGAAGCCTCTTGCGGCCCTTTTGCTGCACTGGAGTTTAGGCGGTACGTCTCAGGCTGTCCGAACTTTTTGTCCTTAAGAGGATCTGAGTAGTATCTATCTATGGTCAAAGACCTTTTATCCAGTACCTGCAAAAATTTTATGCTTTTTATGCGCTCTTTCTTAACGGGTAGCGCTTCGTCTTCTTGCCCGTCCTCTACCCCTACATAGATCGCAGCACCGCCAAAAACGCGAGACCATACGGCGCAATCCTCTAAAGCCTTCGGGAATCCTAATCCCTTTTCGTACTCTCTCATCTTGCCTGGTATTTCACTGTCTTCTTCACCCTCTACTGTCAGGTAGTACCCTTTGCGGAGGGCTTCTTCTGGCATGGCATCGCATATACGTGCGGCCATATCCTCTTCGTGGTACAGCGTCTCTAATTGATCGTCAGAGAGTTTATTCCCTTTCAGAAATTGGGTACTCATCATCTTATCTCTCAGGCTGTTGCCTATGCCTGTGAGAGCATTATACCAACTATCTAAGCGAGTATTCACTACCCCTACCACATTGCCGAGCTTGGTCATCCTACGTTCTCCATTGCCTTTTTGTAAGTGGAAGTGGACTTCGTGCTGAAATATACCAGAGCTTGGGTCATCGCGTCCACCTGATCATCCGGCCTACCTGGATCCCCATTGAAGTCTACCAGCTCTTCGATGAAATCATGCACCCAAGGTGCCATCTCTGGAGAAGGTAGCCACACGTTTCCCGCCTCCCATAGAGGCTCCACAGCTTGCGCCCTTGATATTTTACCCCCTTCGGGGTTGACCGCCTTTAGGCCTGAGACTTTCTCTTCGAGTATCTGCATCACCGCCGGCCCGTTCGCTTTATCCTCCACAAGTTTGCGGATGGCTTTAGGCCATTTTGAGGCCATCGTCTGTACCGCCCTACATGTGGGGGCCACACTCATCTGGTCCCTCGTTTGATCCATGAGGAAATACTCCCCTCCACGTCGGGCCCATACCTGGCCCACCACGTAGTCACTATCATCCAGTCCTTTGAAAGCACAATCCCAACTTTGTATCATCTCAACCCCTGTGCCTTTGGGGCGCACTTTCCAGAACTTCACCCATTCGCGCTTGAATATACCACCACCAGAGGGCATTGGCCTCTGTTGATCCTGCGCTGCCACACCTCGGGAGCCCATCTCCTTTTTGCGCTCAGACTGTATTTTTTCTGGGAAACGCTCAGGCCACAAAAGATCCCCCTCCTCCCTGTGGTCCTTGAACCCTTTAGGGTGGGCTTCTGTTCTCAACGGAGTTGGCTCCGTGGCCCTGCCTTTGCCATCCTCTTTTAGGGAGCAGGAGTGTTTGACAGTGACAGCGCATCGAGGCTCATACCTCATGGGCAAATTAAGATGGACATAATCTCCAGTAGCCAGCACGTACCCCGAAAGATCTTGGTCGTGCAGTCTCTGCATTATGATTGTCCTAGTAGCTGTGGCGGGATCTACCACACGAGTAGCCATAGTTTCGTCCCACCACTCTTTGCAAATCTGTAGCTTTGTGCTGTCGACTCGGGCCCCACGGGCATCCAAAGGTTTTATAGGATCATCTACGAGCTGGTGGTCCGCGTGCTCTCCTGTTACCCCTCCCCCTACAGTTACCGCCAAGCGGAACCCCGCTTTGCTGTTACGGTAGGACATCGAGCTCCACGAATCTTTGTCTGGCTCCCAGTCTCTGCCCCAGCGCTCTTGGTACCAATTACCCTCCATTAGCTGGCGGGCTCGCAGCGCATCTCTACGAGAGACAATGCCGGAAAAAGACGCTGTGATCCATTTCGCTTCCGGGGTATGGGTCCACACCCACGATGGCCAGGCAACGCTACATGTAATCGACTTGGACGTCCCGGGAGGCACGTTTATAACGAGTCTCCTGATTTCCCCTCTGGTCACCGCTTCAAGGTGGTCACAAATTGCGTCTATGTGGTAGTTGGGAATAAAGGCTCTTTTAGGCTCTATCTGCGGCCACGCCATCTCCAAGTAGTCCCGTAGGCTTTTTCGGCCTATCTCACGATCTACTTCTAGCGTGGCTGAGAGTAGCCCACTATCCTTTACTAGCGAGGGCTTCATTCCCCGTTGACGGCTTTCTGTAACCTACGCAATTCCTTCAGATCTCTCAAGGACAGCACGCTCAGATCTTTACCTTCTCCCTTGCCTGTGTCTATCTTCTCTGTCGGCTCCCCTCGGGCCAAACGTTCCAAGTTGATGCCGTGTTCGGACAAGCGTATCAGCTCGTTGACTGTAAGCACTGGGGCATGGTGCGCCTTAGCGGGATCAAGCCCTTCTTCTACCGCTTTTTTCGTAGCTGCCTTGGCCGCTTCATCCACCCTGTTCACCAGGGACTGGAGCTCTTTAACCACGGCGCTCTGCATGCCGATACCTAATCTAACGTGGCGGCTGTTCATCTCTTCGATGTCGCTGGTCTGCAATGCACGTAGCCTGCGATCTTGCTCTTTGTCCCAAGCCAACACCCTATTCCGCCATTGGTATTTATGGGATAACTTTTCGCAGGACCGGACGCTCTTCCTGCCCTGCAAAGTGGCGAGCTTCGCCAGCGACCTGTGCATCATGTCCCGATACAGAACAAATTGCTGGTAGGCCTTCGAGGGCTCCTCGGGTTGCTGCTCCCAAGGCTTAGCTTTGGTGTCTGTTTCTTTCAGCATAGCGTTTATTGTACCTCAATACACCACAAAAGCGCTATACCCAAAAGCCTACACCACCAATGAGAATTATGCCCGCTATAATTGCCGCGCTTATGCGAGCGGCTTTACTGTGGTTGCCTGCTCCATAGGCTACGGCGGCAAAGCTGCCCGTGAGAATTAAAGTGCCTGCTATAATCCAGAGCCTATCCATCATCGATAGCCATGGCTATGAATTTGTCTAACCTTGCCGCGCTGGTCTCTTCGTCAGGATACTCCTTCTTGAGTTTTCTCAAAAAAGACATAAAGCGCTTTTGCTGTTCTTCGTTATCAAAGATCAAAGCGTATTGGATAATAGGGTTGCCCAAAGGAAGATCTTTTTTAGTTTTGTCGATGTCAGGCTGAGCTGCCCTAAACTCCGCCTCCTCCTCAGGGAACATGCCATCAAGAACTTCAGCACTGAACCCCAAGCTCAACGGCTCAAAGCCGGCATCGTAAAGAGCGGCAAGACTACTCCCTAGCTTCTCCGTGTTCCACGTCGCTAGCTCTGCTGTACGATTGAGGGCTATGCCTAGAGCCATGGCCTCTTCCTCCGTGCCCTTGAACTCTACGATCTTGGCATGGGTGCAGTCCAGACGCTCCATAGCCTGCAACGTGCCGTTGCCTCCTTTGACGATGCCCTTCCATACCACCAACGGCAACACTTGACCGAACCTCGCCAACGAGTTTTGAATGGCCTGTATGTTCTCTTCATCGTGCTCCCGGCTGTTATCGGGATCAAGCTGAAGATCCTCTATAGGTACTGTAATCACTTCCATAGCCGTGCTCCTCGGTTTTTATCTAAGCTGCGCCCGTCAATCGGGCCATTTCTCACCATTGATCAGACGGGCGAACAGCGCCCACGACCTCTCGTCCCTTACCAATTCCCTAGCCTTTTCAACGGTCTCGCAACTTCCACGCAAGTGTAGAAAAAGCAAAAGGCCCAACTCAGAGGTCACTTGAAAGGAAAATTGCCCTTTTGCGTCCCCCACCGCCTCATGCATCTTAGGAGATAGTTTCACCATTATACTTTTCATAGCCATGATGTACACTAATTCTAGTACTTTGTCTACTTTTATTTCAAAAATACCTCTTGCCTCCCCAATCGCTGCGACTGTGCGACAGAGAAAAAAAGCTAAATCCCCGTTATTGCTGGCCTTTTGGTGTTTGTCGCATGTCGCAGTAAAAAGGGCAAACCGTTACTATGATCCCCTATACTGTATATATATATTATTATATA